ATTCCGTAAGAAGTTCTCTAAGTTCGTCTTTGTGTCTAACTGGCAGATGGAACAATACGCAGAAAAGCGTGGAGTCCCTTATGCAGATTCAGTTGTGATCAAGAATTCTATCATCCCTCTAGAATCATCTAAGCGTAAAAAAAGCGATAAGATCCGTCTGGTGTATACGTCAACACCTCATCGGGGTCTACAGATTCTTATCCCTGTATTTCTAGAGCTTGTAAAGCAGCATCCTGATCTAGAGCTTAATGTGTATTCTTCTTTCAAGCTTTACGGCTGGGAAGAACGTGATGCTCAATATGAAGAACTATATGAGATTTGTAGAAATCATCCAAACATTAAATATCATGGAACAGTGTCAAACGAAGAAGTACGAGAGGGTCTTCTTAATGCTGATATCTTCGCATATCCTAGCATCTGGAAAGAAACTTCTTGCCTATGCCTAATCGAAGCCATGTCCGCAGGACTACTTTGCATACATCCAAATCTAGCTGCACTACCTGAAACAGGAATGGGACTAACTTGGATGTATCAATGGAATGAAGATATTCAAGCTCATGCACAAAGTTTTTACGCTGTACTAGCTCAAGGTATTGATGTTATGAAGAACCAACGAGAAGCTATCAAAGCAGATCTTGCTTTACAGAAGCTACAAGTTGATCGAGTTCACAGTTGGGAACACAAGTCACAAGAATGGACAGCACTACTTCAATCACTACAACAAAAAAAGTAAGGGTATTAGATGGAAGACAACACTCAACTACAAAATGAAAGTGTTGAAGAGGTTCCCTCAAATGTTATTAAATTCCCAAAGCAGCATAAAAATTCTTTTGTAGGATCAAACTTAGAAGAATTGATCTTACAGGCTGCACAGAATAAGATGGACTTTGTTTCATTTCTTTCAGCAGAATTGATTGAAGAGCTCTTTTACAAGCTTAGCATTATGGGATTTGCATTTGATGATCCTGATTATATCAAGGATAGCGTTTTAGTAGTTGAAGCGGTAAAGTCTATAATGCTTAAAACTATGGGTATCGAGCATTCACTACAACATGCAGCTGAAAAGCTAATCGAGCTTCCTGATATCGATAGCTTCGAAGAATATCTTGATGATGAAGAATAGTGGTTGATTTAATATAAATATTGCTATATAATTAAATTATACAGCAAATTGAGGTGAATTGTGATTATTGTTGACTTGAACCAGGTTATGATTTCTACGCTAATGGCGCAGATTGGTAACCATAAAAATATCAAGATTGAAGAAGACATTGTTCGTCATATGGTGCTAAATGCACTTAGGTCACACAAGGCAAGGTTCTCTAATGAGTTTGGAGAGCTAGTGATTGCTTGTGATGACAAGAACTATTGGCGCAAGCAGGTTTATCCTTACTATAAAGCCAATCGTAAGAAGGAGCGTGATGCTTCAGAGCTTGATTGGAATGCAGTGTTTGAAACACTCAATAAGATCCGTCAAGAGCTCAAGGATAATTTTCCCTACAAGGTTATTCAGATTGAGCATGCTGAAGCAGATGATATTATTGCAACCCTGGTCAAAGAATTTTGTTATCAAGAAAAGATTCTTATTCTATCTGGTGACAAAGACTTTGGCCAGCTGCAAAAGTATCCGAACGTAAAGCAGTATAGCCCAGTGCTTAAGAAGTACATCAACTGTGCTAATCCAGATCTGTTCCTCAAGGAGCACATCATGCGGGGCGATTCCAGCGATGGTATTCCTAACTTCCTGTCACCAGATAATGTATTTGTGATTGGAGGCCGTCAAACACCTGTGACTTCTAAGAAGATTCAGGTTTGGATGATCCAGGAACCCGAGCAGTTTTGTGATGAAACCATGCTACGTAATTATAAGCGTAACCAACAACTGATTGATCTTGAATGTATCCCAGATGATATTTCTACTCAAGTGCTTGAGCAATACACATCACAGATCAAGGATCGTAGCAAGTTGTTCAATTACTTCATTGCACATAAGCTTAAGAACCTGATGGAGTGCATCGGTGACTTCTAGACATCAACAACAAGCGGCTGCTCTATGGCACATGATGTATCCGCAAAAAAACTTTTATAGTATTGAAAATGAAAAGCAACGCAAATGGATTCAGTTTGCAAAAGAATCAGAAAAATATTTTTTAAAAGACATTGGAGAACAATATGCAACTAGGTATTTCTGAGATCCTAAGTAAGATCTCAAGTGAACCTGATCTAGATAATCGTAAGCGAATGCTAGCAACTTGTGCAACAAATCAAGGTGTACTAGCAATCTTTAGACTAGCATTTGACCCCTCTATCGTATGGAATCTACCAGAGGGCGCACCGCCATATAAGCCATGCCAGTATGGTGATCAGCAAGCGATGCTATATCAATCACTCCGTAAGATGTATCTATTTGTGGGTGATGGCAATCCTAATGTTACACAGTTACAAAAGGAAAAGCTATTCATCAATACACTGGAATCCCTTGATCCAGATGATGCAAAGCTTCTTCTTTCGGTTAAGGAAAAGACTCTACCCTATGCCAACGTTACAGAGGACATGGTAAGAGAAGTCTTCCCAGGCTTGCTACCAGAAGGTACATTTCAAGCCAAGCCAGCCACCCAAGAAGATGATACGCCAGACGATCAGCCAATTCGTCGTGGGCGTGGTCGCCCTCCTAAGCAAAAAACAGCATAACAGGAACTAGCTAAGTCAATGAGCAAGAGCAGAAAGACAAATAAGCATTACGATGATTATTATGAAGATGGATTTGATTCCGCATTATCTTATGAAGAATATAGAAGCCGTAAGAAAGAGCATCGTATTGAACGAGCGCTTAAAACAAGAAACATCAATGAGCTCATTGAATTAGAAGAATGGGATGAAGACTAATGAGTTACTGGGGCTATCATTTACTTCTTGATTGCAGCGGCTGTGACAAGAATACTATTACAGACAAGGGTATCTTAGAGCTCTGGGTCAAAACACTAGTCAAGCGCATTGACATGGTTCCCTACGGTGAACCCCAGCTGCTGCACTTCGGACACAATGAAGTACATCTAGAAGGCTGGACTGTTCTGCAGTTCATTGAGACCTCAAACATTCTGGCACACTTCAATGACCACACAGGCGAGGGCTACATTGATATCTTCTCCTGCAAGGAGTTTGATATTGACACGGCTGTCCAGACTGTAGATGAGTTCTTTGCTCCTAAGAAGATCCGCAAGACCTTTATCACTCGTCAAGCGGATTGATGGTTGACATTTAACTCAGACATGCTATTATAAGTTATGACGAAAATTATCTACATCAATGGGTTCGCTGGCGGAGGTCCCTCGCCTAAGGTTGACGCTTTAGAAGAGGCCTTTCCTGGTGACGTAATCGTGCCTTACACTCCTGCAAGAGCAGATGAGGCTTATCGGAAACTGTATCATGAAATCGGCAAGGTTGATCCTGACGAGGAACTTATCTTCGTTGGGACCAGCCTTGGTGCGTTTTGGGCAGCTTTGTTGTCTTCTCATTTTAGATGCAGTGCTCTGCTTCTCAATCCTGCCCTTGACCCTGCTACCACCTTACAGAAATATATTGGTCAAGTTGTTGATGGTAGAAAGTGGTCTCTGCAAGATTGCATAGCTTATTCTAGCACTAAGCTAAAACTGAATGATGGCATTCCTAGAATCGTCCTTTGTGAAAAGGGTGATGAAGTCATTTCTCATAAAGATGTAGAAGAACAACTTCAGCTAGATAAATATTATCACGCTCATCTTAAAGTTCTTGAAGGTGGCAGCCATCGGTTTGAGAACTATCCTGAGATGATTGAAGCCATCAAACAACTTCTCTACCAGGTGGGCTGAAATATAAATAAGTCAACGGAGGTAGAGTATGCTTACATTCACAAGATTCTTGCTACAAGAGCATTTCCATAATCTTATCGGTGACCATCCCGATAAGGAAAAGCATAAGCAAGAAGTATTTGATATGGTTCAAAAAGCATACGAGCCTATCGGTGGCATTCATGGATCTGGATTCAATGATCCTGATGATATGGCCAAGAAAATTCCTTTCTGGAAGATCAAGAAGAAGGACGGCAAGATCAAAGCCGTAGCCCTTTATAAGGATAAGGGTGGCCGTAAAAGGGTAGCAGTCGCCACAGACGGGTCACGTGAGGGCAAGGGCCATCTAGCTAACATAATGCATGATGACGTAAAGCGCCACCGAGCATACGCAGAGCAATCAGGTTCATCCCTATCATTCTTAAAGAAGCAATTACCAGAAGGGCATCTAAAGAAGATAGCTCTACATCATGATGAAGTCAAGCGCTTGATGCCAGATGATGAGATTGACACTCATGTTCAACATGATGACCCAGAAGTTCAAGCTCATCCAGAACTAAAAGATCATTTTTATAGACGTAAGATAGGTGACGAATGGCATACTAAGATCAGCCTTGGTACACCTGGAAACAAGATTGAGAGTTAAGATGCCAACATATACTTTTAAAGATACTACGACTGGTGAAGAGTGGGATGAGTTTTTAAGCATCTCAGCTGCAGAGACTATGTTAGAAAAAAATCCTCACATTAAGCGTGTGCCCGTCGCTATTACAATTATTGGTGGCACAGGTGACCGAGTTAAGACAGACTCTGGTATGAAAGAAATGTTCTCTAGGATTGCACAAGCAAACCCAACTACGCCCCTAGCAGATACATACGGCGACAAAGGTATCAAAGCAACAAAGACCCGAGAAGCGATGAAACGAGCTCGTAATAAGCTTGGAGGGTCAATGGTATAATAAAATGTGTGGGTGAGACTACAACTCAAACCTTAAAAAGGAACCCCATGGCTACTAATAGACCTTCTAGAAGAGAGCGTAGACTTAACAAGCAACAAGAAAACAGACAGGAAGAACATCACAATAATTTCAAATTAGTTGATATATCACCTAAAACAGATAATCAAAGATTAGCATTTGAGTTATATGATAAAGAAAAGAATTTGCTATTGCATGGTGTACCAGGTAGTGGCAAAAGCTTCATTAGTTTATTCCTAGCATTAGAAGATGTGTTTTCTCGCAATTCGCCCTATGAGAAGGTATTCATTATTAGAAGCGCTCAAGCATCAAAGGTTATTGGTTTCTTACCTGGAACTGCTAAGCAAAAGATGGAAGTATTTGAGGCACCCTACATTTCAATCTGCACTAAGCTCTTCAATCGTGGAGACGCTTATTCTATTCTAAAGCAAAAAGGTATCATTGAGTTTGAATCTACTTCATTCCTTCGTGGTACAACTATTGATAACGCAGTCATCATTCTAGATGAGATTCAGAATCTATCTTTCCAAGAACAAAAGACAGTCCTAACACGTGTCGGACAAGATTCAAGACTCATCATGTGCGGTGACCTAAACCAAGATGATTTAACTAGCGAACGCTACAATGAAGAGTCTGGTCTAAAGAAGATGATGAAGATTCTAAATAAAATTCCATCCGTTGCCACTGTAGAATTCTTAGTGGAAGACATTGTTCGTTCTGGTTTCGTCCGTGAGTTCGTATTGGCTGAACTAGACTCTTGGGGATATTTTAATCGTGATACAAAAGCAGTTCATACACAACCTCAAACACCTGCATTCTCTTAACAGAGAGGAAACTGAGAGGGGCCGTTTCTACGTTCTACCAGACGGGAACCGTGTCCCCTCAGTAACCAATGTCTTAGGGTTCTTCAAGAAGGACTCCCTAAAGGCCTGGCGTGAAAAGGTTGGTGAAGAAGAAGCTTATCGTATCTCACAGAAAGCTTCGACAAGAGGTACTAAGCTCCATGCTGTCTGTGAGGACTACGTAGGTAACAAGCCGATTGACTTCAAGAGCCTTGACATAGGCACACTAGATCTATTCTCTTCTATTATTGATATCTTAGATGAGACCATTGATGATGTGCATGGTATTGAAACTCCTCTATACTCAGAACACTTGGGTGTTGCAGGAACAGTAGATCTAGTAGCTCGCTTCAAGGGTAAACGTTCAATCATTGACTATAAGACATCTAACAAGCCTAAGAAGCGTGAATGGATTGAAGACTACTTTATGCAATGTGCCTGCTACGCTGTGATGTTTGAAGAGCTTACAGGTATTCCTGTTCCACAGATTGTTATAATTATAGCTATAGACAATGATTATCCTCAGGTCTTTGTTGAGAAAAGAGATGACTGGATAGACAAAGCGATATCTGTTATCAATACTTTTTATGACTATCATGGATTAACACATGGAAAAATCAACAGACAAGAAGTATAAGAATCAGTATATGCTCGCTTATCATTTTCCGCCAGGTACGGAAAAGATCCACATGCTAAAGCTTCACACAGAAAACTATGAAGAAGCCATTAAGATATCTAAGTGCGTCTTTGGGCCTAAGGGGCCTTTACATCTCTATTATAAGAGAGTAGAAATTTAATTTTCTTAAAAAATGGTTGTGTTAAATTCCATATATGCTATTATGAATTATGGAAACGAAACAAGGCACACCAATGACTCAGATCCTGACCTTCGAAAACAACGGCTTCAAGTATACGTTCTCTGACGGCACTGAAGTTTGGTC